CGCAAGCCTGCCTTTATTACAATTAAAGAATCACCTATCTTACTTACACTATCCACAGCATACGCAAATTTTATAGTATTTCCGCCCGAAATTGAAAGTGAAATTGAATCAGCATACGACAAACCTAAATTCTGTTTGCCGATATTTAAAGCATAATTTTTAGTAGAAATTACAGTTGTATCAACTTTTAAAGTCCCTGAACTTGTAATCGTACCACCTGTTAATGTGTTATCTGTTGCAATGCTTGTTACTCCGTATTTTTCCACAAGCCTTTGAGAATTTGCAATGTACAATCTATTTGTTGCTGAATCCCTTACCACAATTTGGTCTGCATTGTCATCTGTTGGTAGTCCTATTAAATATGTTTCTTTGCTTCCGTTATTATTTAAAAACATCAGCTTATTATCGTCTAAATCGGAACTTGAATTATAATCAAAAGACCCTATTTGCGCAGCCTCTATATCTAATGTATTAAAATTTACACATTCATATCCTGTTAAGAAACTAAAATCATCGCTTATACATTCAATGCTTACAGTTGGACGTGTCGGTGTATCTGTCCAAATAGTAGCAACTCCACCTATTGGATTGTTTATTGGAGAGCCAACAGATACAATAGTTTGTGATTGTGTAGTCCTGCCACCCAGCTTGATAGTATCGACATATTTAGTCAATCCATTTCCTGCATATGTATTACTACCATTGTCAAGTATAGAAGCTCTTAACCCGTTAATCGTAAATACTATTGAATCACCCCCTGTATTTTTATACAATGTATCTACTTTGCGAATATTTCTAACCGCTGTAATACTATCATCTAATGCAGATTGTGAAACGCCACCACCCGATGTATCAAGGCAATATATGCTGTTTATTATCTTGTTCAGAGCCGTATTCAGGATATTTCCGGTAATCGCTCTCACACTATTCTGTGTAATATACGTGTTCACATAATTTCGGGCATTTACATAACATGTATCTGAATCAGCGTATGAATAGCTAAGGGAGAGACTAAGTAAGATGAATAATACTTTTTTCATTAGTTGTAATTATTTCTGAATATTGAATCTAAATCTGTTAAGTCCTGATTTGCCAGCGTTGCATACCGAACCGGAGTCATCACCTTTGTACGGCTCGTATTCGAATTCACTGCAAGGGCTATATCGTAATAGAACACATCACCTGTTGCCGGTACACTGTCAACACTGCTCACTCCGGAATCCTGTAACAGCTTATACATATAAGCGGTAGTGCCGTATGTGTTCAAACATACATCAACTACTGACTGGCCGTTTTGCGCTCTATACTCTGACAGCATTTGGGTTAATGGTTAATTGTTCATCTACGAATGTGATTATCGGGTTATCTACCTGGTAGCCGTCATTCTCCAACTGTAATTTTATCTCACGGGCTAACACCTGTTCTTGGCCTGTGGACTTAGAATAGTTCGATATACCAACTCCGTCCTGCGGAAATTCCTTCCACCATCCCGGATGCGCTATAATCGTATCTTCGATGTGCATCTTATCTGAATCAGCTATAACAAAGTCGCCATCTGCTATCAGCAAATCCCCGTCTCCGTTTTGTGCAAAATCAAATACCATGCGTCACCTTTGTGTTTTCTAAATCGTTCTGTACTGTCTCTGTAATAGTGCTGCCGTACCACGCGCCGGCTGCTGCTTTAAGTGCCGCACCGCCATCACTTGGAACTACCACCCATGAGCTGAACGCCGCTTTAAGCGTGTTCAGATCCCGTTCGAGGGTATTTAGCTTAGTGACCAGGTCAGCAACCTTAACAAGGCCGTCGTGAGAGCCGTCATTGAATTGTATCAGTCCGTCCTTTATCTCAACCGTAGTATCGCCTGTAATTACAAGAACTCTATCAATACTGCTAAATTGGCAAACAAACGGCGTAATGGACTTTGTGTACATTACAATTATAACAGAATCGACTACCGGCAAGACGAGAACACCATCATCTACCTCGGCCATCAGACGCACTCCGCTCACCGGTACTCCGCTGATTGTTCTACAATCGCAGGTACGAGCGGACACATCTACGGACTCAACTGTACACTCCACTACCGTTACGGTGTCGAGTCCTTTAGTGCCGGATAACTTCTCAACGGCTTCCTGTATTTCTCTTTCACCCGCCATACGTTTTCAATTCTGTGTCTGTTAGTTTTCTGATTAAATAGTCAAGTGTTATCTCTTGCCGATGTCCGCTGACACCGCCTGAGTATTTTACCGATTTCACCTTATAATAGCCGCTTCTCTCAGGCAGTACCGCATCCACGATATAGACGTTATCGCCGCTCTGTACGAATGGAATTGCGAATGTAGTGAGGGTGCCTTTGAATCCTGTGTAATAGTAGTTTTCGAGCTTTGCCTTTGCCCGATCTATGAGCGTCTGAGGATCTGTTACATTTAGAAAAAAGAATGAACGCCTCTCGCCACCGTCGTTATCCGGGAAAGACTCTCCTTTCTGCTTAACGATACTTACCCACTCGTCGTTCTGGTTATAAACCAACACCTCTAAGCTCTCTTTCTTTGTCTTCTTCTGCCCGTCTTTAGTTTGCTCACCTGTATCTTTTGTTACGAATGACTTAGCAGTAGCACTCAGCTTCACGTCGTCTTTACGCACGTATTCTAGACTATCCTCTATAATGTTGTGCTGGAAGCGGAATACTTTTTTCTGACGAGCTTCATTAGTTACTGCTTGCTGTTCATCATAAACGAGAAAGCCGATACGCAGCTCTGAGCCGTCAAAGAATGATTCGAGATGTGCGTCCTTTTTCAGACGCATGAGCACCTGTGCCACTGTCTCGTTTTTATTTACCGTAAACTTACCTATGCGTGTCTGCGTTTTCTGATTGACTGTAAGTCCTGCCGGCATCCACTTAGATACCATGGTCTCGACCGCTTCGTTGTATTCGCCTGCAGGAGCTGTGGTCTGCTTTAAGAGCCACATAGCATCTTCACACTCGAGCGTGAACGGCATATTTGATACTACTTTGCTTATATATCCTACAAATATTTCGTTTACATCTGTTACCTGATTTCCGAACTTATCAAAGTATTGATATCCGTAACTTATCTTCACGGAATCACCTTTAAGAAAAAACGGATTATCTGTGAATCCGCCTATATTAGTAATGGTTTGCAGTTTATTGCTGTCATCACGATAGGAAAGATTCTTCGGTAACGTAATAGAGGCTTTGTCGGTCAAAGTGCCCCAGCCGTCATCTGCTTCAAACTTATTTGCGAAGTCAAAGAATAGTTTTTTATTACGAGACGGAAAAGCCTTCGTCGCATTCTGTTGTAGTTCTATGTATGTTATACATGTCAGCATTAGTTGAATATCTGTATCTCAGTAGGAGTGTCACTAAGAGCGTTTATTGAAAAGTTTTGAAACGAATAACCGCCCGCCTCTTGCGCTATCTCGTAATCTTTAACCACGATGCTTGATACATCAAGGTTCTGCAGGTACCAGCTCACAACGGATATGGCAATGTTTGCATTCAGCATACGCTTCAGGTCCTTAACTTCATCTTTAGGATAGTGTCCGTTCGGACCTGTGATAATACCGTTAATCGTGATACTGTAATCGCCATCTCCAATATACTCCTTAACGGTACCGTTACGACCTTGTATGTCTGTTGTTATTATGTTCTTAGACTGATTAACAGTAACCAGAATAGCATCGAATATTAGCGTCTTAAAAGTTTGTGTCTTACCGTACTGGTCTGTCCAAGTTTGCCCGGTAAACTGTAAATTCGTAAGTACCGGTGTACCGAGAGACGACTTGTACAGCTCCGGATCCGCCGTGATCAACTGTCTTATCTTGCCTTTATAAGGGTTATCCGTAGAAGGTTGTGGTGTCGGCGGTATTACAACAGGCGCTGGTGGCCGTGCGTCAAGTATCTTGACGTTCTGCAGGTTATATTGTCTGATTAACTCACTCATCGTTCTGCAATTATCTGTGAATCATTTACAGCACTCAGCAGAGCCTGTGTTACCAGTTCTTTTACCTTACCCGCACCCTCTGTTATATTTGTAGTCTGCACTTTGAAGTCCTTTACGAGAGAATCGATACTGATATTTATGGTGTAAACTTTCTGACCTGTCACGTTTGCCGCAGAAGGCACCTTTCCCTTTGTAGCTGACATCGGTTCTGCCGATGGCAGCATACCTTTACCAGGTGCTTTAGTAGTGGTCTTCTTATCTTCTGTTACCGGTTTCACTCCGAGGCTGTAACCTCGATTGTAATCAGCTTCAAGGTCCATGTCTTTCCACGCCTTTGCGACTTCCATGGCCCCGGACTTTATCTTTTCTGTATCGAGCGTAAAGATGCCTTCAAGGTATGTACCTATGCCGCTTCCCGCTGCTACTACGAAGTTGAAAAGTCCTTTCAATACTTCCCACACACCCATTACACCTCCACGGAACTGTTCGGATTTCTGCCATGCGTAATAGATGCCGCCAGCAAGAGCTGCGAGAGCTACCACTACAACACCTATCGGGTTTGCTGTTAAGGCAATATTCAACGCCCACTGTGCCGCTGTCATAGCGGTAGTGATTACGGTTGTTAGCAGGAGTGGTGTCTGGTATACAAGCCATGCAGCACCTAGAACGCCCACAGAAACGGCTACCGCTTCAAGCAGCGTTTGATTTTCTTGCATCCAGGTAACCGTATCACGGAATAGTTCGATACCTTTCTCCATAACCGGTTTCAGCTTTATTACCAACGCCATCACCATGCCGCCTATCTCTTCCTTCACGTTTGCGAATTCGTGCTTCAGTATTGTCATTTGTCCCGAGTAGGTCGCAGCGTCTGCTTGCGCGGACCCGCCAAACTCTTTGTTCAGCTCTGCTAATATCATCTGCTGCGCTCCAGCTAAGTCGCCAGTCGCCTGCATATCTTTTATAATCTGCTGTTGTGATTCGCTGAACGATACGCCGGTTTTGCGCAGAGCAAGCATACCCTGTGTCGGATCCTGTAATGCTTTACCTACTTGCATCGTTGCTCCCTTCAAATCGCCACCCATCTTAGTGGCTAAGTCAAGGATTGCAGGAGTTGTTTTATCAAGTATCTCTCCGCGTATGTTTGTGAATGTAAGTAGTAAAGACTGTGCACCGGTGATAGCGTCGTCATCGAAAGTAGACACGCGCATAAGGGCATCCGCCTGAGCGTCTAACTGCTCACGTGTACGCCCGGCAGCGAAACCGGTAGATGCAAGAGTGGCGTTTAGCTGTGCACCTGCTTTGTCTGCCTCGTTAAATGCCTCTGCACTTGATTTCAGAAAGCTGATACCGCCTATCAGACCGAAGCCGGCAGCCGCAAGTGTTGCAATACCCGCCATAGTACCACTAAGGCCTTTAGCGGCCATGTCAGCACCTCTGATCTTATCAGAGAAGAGATCTTTGAGCGATAGTATGTATTCAACGTTCTCAGCCATAATTCTGCATTTTACCTGTCTGTCTAAGTGCGTAGTCTAACTGGTTAATCCGTTTACACAACTTATCCTCATCCATCAGCTCCGCGTCTTCCTTAAAATAAAAAAGGATTAAAGCTGTCCAGTGCTCCAATCCTAAAGTGTTGCTATCCGGCATAGCTATATAACCGTCAGCTATTTTTTTTTAAACTGGTTAGTTGCGATTTGAACCATGTTCGATATCTCTTGAACCGCACCCAGCGAGTACACGTCATTCGTTAAGATGCGTTTGTCGCTTTCCGGTAAAAGGCAATCTTCGAGCATCTCTGCACATGCCGAGAAGCCGCCTAATGCCATACGGTCCATAATGCGATACTTCGTGATCAGCGGAATCTCTTTCAAAAAACCGATAACCTGTTTATCTTTATCGTCCATATCAACGAAGACAATAGGCGTAACTTTTACACCTATCGACTGCGCTAACTCATCAGCTTTCGCCTGTATTTCTTCTTTTGTCATTATCTTTCGATTGCAGCAATGATTAAAGGAATTGTTACCACTAATTTCGTATCACCTTGTGATGCGGATAAAGGGTTTTCCATAAACTCCACAAACCTCAATACATCTTTCTGATCAGGAGCAACAGCGTTAGATCCGTATAACACCTGGATGTCGAATGGTGGAATAGCTAACGGGTCACGTCCGGGAGATGCTGCGATTATTCGTTTCCACTCCTCTGTGTAAATCTCGATAGAGCCTTCACACTCTACGTTGCCGTAGCCACGTGAGATAGGCTGCGCACCCTGTCCGTAGTTGTTCTCCTTTTTCTGTTTGGTTTTGTAGTCTATCTTAGTGATTCCCACAACCGGCACACCAAACAAAACAAGTTTGATTCCTGGCCAGCTGTAATTCGTTCCGTTGATTAATGGTGTTGCCATATTTTATAGAGAGGTTGTAAATCCAATGTTCACCTGGATGTATCTTGATACTCCTTTCGGTAATAACGCTATTGCGATGATCACCTTAGAAGTGCTGAGTACATTCTGTGATGGATTAATTGTTACTGAATAATTTGATAAATCACCATCCCGCACCATCTGATCTAAGTTCGGTTTTGCTACACTTTCTAAATGCGCGACTGTAATGTCGCTGATAGTGCCGTCACTGTTCAACTGTATTGGTGCCGCAATCTCAGGTAACAGAGAGCTATATGCACCTCTGATGGCTTTGTCAATAGTTCGGTTGTTCTCAATGTATGCGTAATCAGAACTTACTGATACCGCTGTGTGCGAATCGTTGAAGTAAGTCCCGGAGCTTCCTACGTTTTTCAGTAAGAAGATGTAACGTAAATCGTTTAAGTATGAAATCTCACTGTCGCTTAATTCTGTGAACAAATCACCGTTTGCAAAAGCCACAGTATCTAATTCAATACCATTAGACATATTAAACTTACCTTTCCATGCGATGTCTTCTGATACTCTTGCCAGTGCAGTAGCACCTAAAGTAGCGCCTAAACAGGTAATGGATTTACCTACTGAACTGTAAAGAAATGCACCAAGTCCGGCGCCATCCTGTCCAATAACAGAACTCACTTTATATGCTGTTAAAGATTGCAAATTAGTAAGTGCTGATAAGTCTGTAACGGCTGTAAAGTCATTAGCCAGCACAACGCTTGAAATCGGTTTATGTACATCATCCAAGTCCTCTAAAACAGACTGGATGGTTGTTAATCGTGAGCTGCTGTATGCTGCCTGTGAGTAAATACCCATCTGACGGATTGCACCAACCGCAAAAGTCTGCATTGTTGTAATCTCGCTGAATGTATAAGAACCAGGAACTGCGTAAACTCCCACCCATAACACACCTTTAGGCTGTATGCGGAAGAATTCGCTGATGTGGTAATGCATAACTGCTAACTGAGAAGCTACGCCAAGAACGGTAGAACCGGAGCCAGTAGGCTGGGTTACAGTCGCTGTGTTTCCACCAGTTACTGTTGCCGCATACGGAGTACCTGAATTTGGGAATACACCCTCACCTTTTTTAGTGGTGATTAACAGGTTAGCGGAAGAGTTTGTAGCGGTAAATCCGTGAGAATAGGTACCGGCATTTATCTGAGCTGCATACGCAGCAGCTGCAGTAGTTGTTGTCGTTTCTTCACCTGTTACTAATGCGTAAGTAGGTAGTACAGTAACGGCACCATCTATTCCTGTGTAAACAACTTTAAGTGTATCGCCTACAGTTGGTGTTCCACCGATTGCAATTTTAGCTACTGCTTTTGTTTCATCTGAATAAGTATCTACGATACCAAGGTCATCTGCATCTTCAACGCTGAATACCTTTTTTATTCTGTCAGATGAACTGAAGCCACTCGGTAAAGTTCCGCTATAAAATAACAGTGCTGAATAATGATCCTCACCTGCTAAGGCACGACCTAAACCACCCTGACCTTTTACGAACGTTATATCGTTCAAACCCATATTGATAGAATTTAAAAGTTAATTATTGTACAACTCTGCTTGCCTCAACCCACTTAGCACCATCAAAGATGAATGTAATCACCGCTTTAAGTCCGCTGGATAAGGTTGCTGTTCCTGCCGATACCCAGTTACTGCCTGTGAACTTCAATTTATCACCGGATGTGCCTGTAGCTAAGATGGTCATATTATCACCTAAGAATGCTTTTGTTACCGTCGGTGACTTCAGTGTGAAGCTGTCAAGCACAGCTATGTTTACCAGCGTGGTATATGCGGATGTGGCAATGGTTGCACTGTCAGCTCCTGCTGCATCCGTTAAGGTTGTCAGCTTCAGTGTCATAGGGCGGTAAGTATTATCTCTGCCGGCAGTTGTACCGAAGCGCGGAGTTGTCGATTGTGCTACTGCAGCTAATGTGCAGAAAGCGAACAGAACAAAAAGTATTTTTTTCATTGTTTGATTTTTTACTGATTAATAATTATGCGCCGTAGTAAACTACTTCAGAACCCCATCCGATTGCAACGTCGGCTTTCATCAACATCTTCACGAAGAACATCTCAGAATTCGCCTGTAAGCGAGATAACTGCAATCCTTCATCAGACATAGAGTTCATACCTACCCAAAGGTTAGAATCCATACCGGCAGTACCTTTCGCTACTACGATTGTATCATCCGGAAAGTCAGCAATTTTCACCAACTTACGGCCTTTGAATGTTGCGATACCTTCCTGAGTCACGTCGATACCTTTGTATGTCTGCGCTACCTGAGATGCTGCATACAGGTCGTATGTTGCATAAGAACAGAAGAACTTCATAGAAGGGTCGTAGCGTAATTCTACCGGGATTTTGTTATAGCACAATAACAACTGTGCCTGAATATTGGAAGCGTCCAGCGTTGTGCCTGATACGTTTGTACCGGCTGCTGTTGACTGCGTTTTTGCCAACTTCACAAATCCGTCGAAGTATTTGTAAATAGATGTCAGAGAGGTATCACCGATCCACATCAATTTGTTGAAATATTTTGCGTGACGTGCCATCACTCCCTGTACCACTACTGACTCAGCACTTACCGGCAGCGCTCTGTCGATTAATGTTTCGTTCAGCTGTGTTGCGTACCAGTGATCTTCGAAGTCGCGCGGATTGAACTCCATGTAGATCATGTAGTCCTGTGGTTCGATGGGTACACCGTCCACATCCATGCTTCCCTGAGATGTCGGCGTAGCTGCTCTGTCCTGGATCAGGGTAGAGTAGTCAGCATCCCAGCGCGGGATGGTGAATTTTTTCTTAATGCCGTCCTTCACGTATACGTGACCGCCATTGATTGTGTCTGCACCTGTAATCGCTTTAACGATAAACTGCTGAGCTACTTCGCCCGCATAGGTGGTGTCTGATATTACGAAACCGTCTGCCATTTCTAGTTATTTTTAAGGTTTGTTTTTAAATTGATTTCATGCATAGCCGCTGCCATGTTGTAAGGCTTAACATCGGATTTGTCTTCGCCTCCTACTTTGTTTGCCGGTTTATTTAAAGGCAATTCTTCGATAAGAGCTTTTACGCCTTCGAAGTCAGATTTAGCCTTGTCTACCCATTTTTGGATAGTGGCTTCATCGTTTTTAATCTTGCCGATTTTGGCAAAGTCCTGCACCATTGTAAGTGCTTTCTGAGTGTTCGCAGCGTCAACAGCGTCCTCTTTCTCTTTTCTCAGTCCCGCAAGCTCGTTCTGGATGGTCTCCAGTTCTTTTGCTTTGCTTTCCTGCGCGATTTCCAATTCAAGGATCTTATCCTCGTTGGCTTTATTCTGAGTTGCAGCTGCAGACAACTTGTTCTGCATCTCTGTAACAGCAATCAAGATTGTCTCCTCGCTTGCTTCCGGATTCAATCCTAACTTATTAGCTACTTTTACCATGTTATTATTTTTGTTGAATAAATTATTTAATACTACATTCGATTCTTTCCAATAAGCCCTCATGTCTTGTCCCTGCTGCACCATCCGCTTCTTGTTGTAATCGCTCGACATCTCAACTTCATCGCATAAACCGCTTTCCTTCGCTTCGTTTGCTGTTATCCAGGTGGTCCGGTTCATCATTACTGATATCTCGTCTTCTGTCTTCCCGCATCTGCCTGCTATCATAGTAACTAAAGAGCCTTTAATCTTTTCTAAACCAGCATCTTTCGAGCCGTCACGGTTGAAAGGGTTGTGGTACATCAGCAGACCGTAATCTGACATGCAGCGATTTCTGCCTGCCTGGAATATCACACCTGCAATGGATGCCGCTATTCCGTGACAGTAGGTATCTACTTTTGTCTTGCTTTTCAGTATCGCGGAGTGTATTGACATTCCTTCGAGAACTGAGCCGCCGGGAGAATTGATATACACCTGTATTCTCTTTTTACCTAAAGTGTCGAGATACATCAACTCAGATTGGAAAGAACTGCCATCGATTCCGGGACCATCCTCTTCGTCAAAACCTACATGCTTGTTTAGCAGCATAATTGGCTCATCGCTATTCACATCTACCGTGTATCGGAAATCCATTGTGTAATTTTACAATAGCCGTTTTTAAGAGGCCCTGATGTACATTACAATTACACTTGACAAATCGGAAAAAAGGTTGTAATCTTGTAGTGCGAAGTTTTTATGTATGCTTAAATCAAAAATTTATAATCACAATATGGCAGGGCGCAGTATTCCTTATGGCATACAAACTTCGCAAAAGTGCGCCCTGTTCCTGTTGTTAAAATAAAACACAATGAAACGTTTATTACTTGTAACATTGACCCTCATTACGTTCTCCGCATTCTCGCAGAACTACGCTAAGGTTTATATCTGGGAGGTTTCTCCTGATACCGTTTATCAGGGCGATACTATTACAGTAGGCTTTAAATTCGATGAGCCTGTTCCAAATATGTGTAGTCAGAACACAAATAAGATAAGATTCAATTCACGCCAAAACATGGTAGGAATTTGTGATATATTT